GGCTGATCTATTGCCACCTCCGCCCCCGGAACTGCAAGGGTCAACTTTGAAAGTCGAATATATTTCTTCGCTGGCGCAAGCACAGCGGGCTGTAGACACTCGCTCCATTGATGCTCTTACTACTTTCCAGGCCGGTCTCATACAAGCGGGACTGTCAGATGGAAAGAAGTATAATGGGGATTTAGCAATTGAAGCCTATAGTGACTTGTTGGGTACGCCGCCTAAACTCATGGTGCCTCAAGAGCAAGTGGATCAGCAGCGTGCTGCTGAAGCTCAAGCCGCGCAACAGCAAGCTCAGTTGGAGATGGCGACGAAGGCAGCGAGTGCGGCCAGAGATGCTGGTCAGGCAGCGCAAGCTACGGGTAACGTCGATCTCGATGCGAATTCGCCTGTGACTGCAGGAATTGACAATCTGAATGAAAACTTGGCGGCTCAAGCTGCTCAACAGTAGGAGAAGATATGGGGGATGTAGGAGATGAAGCGGAAGTCATATCGAAGAAATCTGCCTATAAACTGAAACAAGAAGATGAAATTCATCAACTATATGAACTTTTAGAGGATTATAAATTTCGTGCCTTTCTGTGGCGTGTTCTTGAAAAGTGTCATATCTATAGTAGCGCTCCAATTACAGGGATAGATCGCTTTGAAGGTCAGCGAGATGTTGGATTGAAAATTCTTGATGAAATCTTTACAGCAAACCCTGAAGGTTATACAATTATGAGAAGTGAAGCTGAGAGTAGAAAACAAGGGTCAATCGTGACTGCAGTAAAAGGAAAGAAATGATGGCGGAAGAAAATTTAGTTGAAGGGGATGGCACTGAGGAAGACAGTGCTCCTGAAGGGAATACGGTTCTCACGGCTGAAAAAGATGAGGACGTAGAAGACACTGCCAGCGTTGGCGGTGATGCTGACCACGACACCGACGAGAAATCCAAGGACGGCGTAGCCGACGAGGATAAGGCCGGTGCCCCAGCCGACTATTCGGCGTTTAAGCTGCCCGAAGGTATGGATATGGACAACGAGGCGCTTGAGGCATTCTTGCCTTTGGCGGCAGAGTCTAAGTTGACACAAGAACAGGCTCAAACGTTTGTTGATCTACAGACCAAAGCGGTAGAGAAGACTCTGAAGAAGCAGGCAACTATGTGGACAGATCGAGTGGCTGAGTGGACTAAGGCTGCGGAGAATGATGAAGAGTATGGTAAGGGTGAATATGATAAGAGCATTATGATTGCCCGTAGTGCCATGCGCAAAATCGGCGGTCCTAATCTTGCGAAAGCCTTGGAAGACACCGGGACGGGAAACCATCCTGAAATTATCCGGCTGTTGTATAGGCTGGGTAAAGCAATTGGAGAAGATAACCTCGACTTCGGGGGTATTAATCCTGGCGGGCAGAAGACGCTCGCAGAACGGATGTATCCTGATCAAGGTAAGTCGGCGGCGTAATCTTCTCTTCGATCTTAACTCGAAAAGAAGGGCATTGAAAAATGGCTACTCTTAGCGTTTCTAACCCGACTTTACTGGATTTGGCGAAAGTTACTGATCCAGATGGTCAAATCGCTGCGGTAGTCGAAATCCTCAACGAAACAAATGAGGTTCTCGATGAGATGTCGTGGGTTGAAGGCAACCTTCCCACGGGTCACCGCACTACACAACGGTCGGGCATTCCTGCTCCGACATGGCGTAAGTTGTATGGCGGCGTTGCGCCTAACAAATCGACCACGGTTCAAGTGACCGACAACACGGGTATGCTAGAAGCATATGCGGAAGTTGACAAAGCTCTGGCTGATTTGAACGGCAATACGGCGGCATTCCGCTTACAAGAAGACAAACCGCATATTGAAGGTATGAATCAAGAAATCGTTGATACGTTGTTCTATGGCGATGAAGCCACAGAACCGGAAGCTTTTACCGGCTTTGCGCCTCGCTTTGCAAATCTGACGGCTGACGAGAACTCTGATAATATCATCAATGGCAGCGGTTCCGGTTCCGATAATGCCAGCATCTGGCTGGTTGTGTGGGGGCCGAATACGGTTCATGGAATTATCCCCAAAGGCTCTATGGCTGGCCTCAAGGTCACGGACATGGGCGAAGTTACTTTGGAAGATGCTTCTGATGGTAGCAATACTGGCCGTATGCAAGCTTATCGAACTCACTATCGCTGGGATGCGGGCCTCTCGGTTCGCGATTGGCGGTATGTGGTTCGGATTGCCAACATCGACAAGTCGCTACTGAGTCAAACCTTCACTTCTGGAGCTTTTTCCTCGGGTGCGCACTTGACTGATCTCATGTTCCAGGCTTTACGACTGATCCCGAATATCAATGCGGGCCGTCCGTCGTGGTACATGAGCCGTGACATTGCTTCCTGGGTTGCACGGCAAAGTGCAGCTATGGGTAACGCTAATGTCGTTACGATGGATAATCTTTCGGGCGACATACGTCACACAGAGCGATTCCACGGCATTCCCATGCGGCGTTGCGACAGCCTCTCGGCTGACGAAGCGGCGTTAACGTAAACCACTAGCAAAACGGAAGGTTAACATTATGTGGTTAGATGAACGAACTGAGTTTTGCGACAACGTGGACGTTTCTGCTTCGGCAGGCACGGTTCTTATTGGTGATGTCATCGATAGCAGCGTTGCTCGTGATCTTGGCAATGGCCAACCCGTCTATCTCGTGATCCGCACAGGCGGCACGGAAATTATTACGGGTGGCTCAGCTGGTACTCTTCAGTTTCGATTAGTATCGGATGCGGCTGCGGCCATTGCTACTAACGGAGATGCTACTGAGCATTTTCGCACGGATACTTTCGTCACGGATGACAGCGCGGCTAATTCTGCTCTGTTTAATGCTGGCGGATTGATCTATCACGGTGCTCTGCCGCTGGAAGGTCCAGCTTACGAGCGCTATGTCGGCATCCTCGCTGTGACTGCCACCACTACGACAACTGCCGGGACGGTTAACGCCTTTCTGACACTTGATCCGGGTAAGTGGAAGTCCTACGCTGACGCCACTAACTAAGGCTTGAGCGAGGAGGGAGTTTCGGCTCCCTCTTCGACAGTCTTCTGAAAAAAGAAGGATGATATGAAAGTACGATTTCAGAATAATTTCATAGTGCCGGGGTTTGGAAGACGAAGGTTTCAACAGGGTGTCTGTATGGACGTTCCTGATGCTCTTCGCAATCATCTCCCTTCGACGGCAGATATATTACCTGACGATTTTGAGGAAGATAATACTTGGCAGGCTCACGAAGATGAAGCCATGACCCAGTATGCGCAAGAGCAGGCAGAGGCAGAACGCACACGACAAGCGATGAATGCTTCTGGCATGGACGGCTGGGCTGATGAGACTGATCCCACAGCGGGACCACAACTTGTCTCTGAACCTGAAGAGCCTATCGAAGAATGGGAGTTTAAAGGGCAGATTTACAAAACGGAAGCTGCCATGAAAGCTGCCATCACTCGCGCAGAAAAAAAGGAAAGTGAATGATGAATACTTTCATCAAAACTACACTGGCTTTTGCCTTAGCGGCGGTCTTTTCGTGGCCGACTGTGGCAAATGCTGGCTTTGGTTATAAAATCGACGCTGCGACTGTCGATGATGTAACTACAACTACTTGTACTACGGGCCGTAACCAGACTGTGACGGGCTTCGGAAACGGAGTTAGCATGGATCAGGTTTGGGCTTTGGAAAAGGAAGTTGGCTCCCCAGGTTCGGGTGCTTTTTCTGTAATCTCGGGTTACGCTGATGTTTTCCCAACTGCTAACGGCGCTGCTGCTGTTGGTGGCGTAACACAAGTTACTCGTTACACTTCAGAAGAGCCTGCTTGTTTCCGTCTGCACATGACTACAGATGGCGGCGGCACTGGCCAAATCCAGTTGGCTACCAATCGGGATGGCAGTACTTCTTATCCCGGTAATTCTACTCACTGGCGGATATACGATGACTTCTATGCTGGCGTTGTACCTATCACTACAGCACATGCAACCCCCAGCTACATCGTACATCTTGGTGATGGTAATGCCGTCTTGTCAGTTATCGAAGGCGAACCTGAAGGCACTATGACTTTCAGTGGCGGTGACGATGGCGACGATACGGATTTGTCCACAGGTAGCCTTGGTCTCTTGACCAACGGCGCTCTGATCAGTGATGGAGTGACGGCTATGGAGATGCGTGTCTCTGCTAGCCAGATCGCAGACAGCAACTTTGGCTTCGGCCTCGTTGATGTGATCTCTGCGGCTACTGAAATCGTTCCTTTTGAAGCCAACACGAATGTTGTCGCAGAAGGTGCGGTTACGTCTACTGCCAATGCAGCGGCAATCTTCTTCAACACGGACAGCAATGACGCCCAAGGCGATTTCTTCATGGCGGGTTCTAACAACGCCAATACGTTAGGTAATGCTTCGGATGAGTACAGCTTGGCTGTAGCGCCAGTTGCCTCAACCTACATTATCCTTCGTGTCGAAATCGATGCAACGGGTCATGCGTTCTTTTACATCAACGGTCTATTGCAGGGTGCGGAGCCGCTTGCGGTTGCCACGACTGCGGTTCTGATCCCGTATTGGTGGGCTGGTTCCCCCGATGACGCCACGGGAACTGTGACCAAGATGTATATCGATTACCTGGAGTTCTGGGGCGCTCGCCCCCTCACGGTAAGCTAACGACTATTTGAGGCTAGAGGAGGATATCACGTGATATCCTTCTCACCTCATCTCATAGGAATCTCTCATGGCTGATCTATCCGTCAGTGAAGTAAGTATCTGCAATATGGCCCTGTCTAAAATCGGGGCTTCTTCTAATATCGAGAGTCTGACGGAGAGTACCGCTGAAGCCAACGAATGTAACTTGTGGTACACGTTTAGCCGTAGGCAGGCATTGGCGTCCAATAATTGGAGCTTCGCTCGTAGGCGGCTGACTTTAGCTACCCATGGTGACGATCCTCCTGATGGTGTATGGGGATATCGTTACCAGTATCCTTCTGATTGTGTCCAGTTTCGTAAGATCGAAAGCCCGGTCAGTGGCACGGGTGTATGGTCTCCTGAAGAGAAACGTCTTGTGGCTGATGCTGACGCTATCCCCTTCTCTATTGAACTTGATGATGATCAGGATAGCAAAAGTATCTTAACCAATCTGGATAACGCTATCGGGGTCTATACGATGGATTTAACTGAAGTCACATTATTTTCAGAATTTTTTGTAACGACTTTAGCTACTGCTATCGCTGTAAATATTGCCTATGCTTTAACAAAGAAAAGTAAGTTAGAAGATAAAATGGCACAGCGTTTTCAGCAACTCGTTGTCGCTGCCCAAGCTGTAGATGGCAACGAACAAATGGAACCTCCGCCTCGGGAAGCGTCTTGGCATAGGGGGCGCTAAATGGCTACCTTCATTCAGCCATCATTCGCGAAGGGCGAAATTGGCCCCGCGCTCTATGGCCGGGTGGATACTGCAGCCTATCAAGTAGCTCTACGTACAGCCCTCAATATGGTGGTGCATACTCATGGTGGTATCAGTAACCGGGGTGGTCTTCAGTTTATTTGCCCTGTTAAAACTCATACCGCTGAGCCGGTTCTAATCGATTTTCAATTCAAGGCAACGGATACCTACGTG